GGCTTCATCTTTCTTGAGTTCCCAATAAACTTCTACAGGTGGAAGTATGCCACCCTGCAAAGCACAAGCCATCCAATTAGGGTCAGGGTGTGTAACCTTTGCAGGTTCATCAGGTGTCTCTGGGTCTTCCCATACGACACAGTATTCTGTTCTGTGTGGCTCTAGCTTTTCTTTTGCCCAACACAATCTATCCCAAAGATGTGTGCCTTGAAATTCTGGTGTTTCTATTGTCATGCTAAATCTCCGTGAATTATAGAACCTACTGGGTTTAAATCTATCAATGTGCTATCGCTTCCTGTATATGTTTTGACTTGCGTAGAAGATGATGTTGCCCATGAAATTGTATCATTCCAATCAGCACTTGGTTGTGTAGCACCTGAATGTGCTAAAGTATCCTTACTAGAAAAAGCAGCAGTTGTGTTAAACCAACATTGCCCTGTAGCATCATCTGTTAAAGAAGCAAGATTTAAAGAATCAACAGAAATATGCTCTGCTCTATGTACCCATGCCTTCGCACTACCATTCACAACATAATCTGTATCCACAGACTTAGCTGTGCCTGTTATCTGTCCACTTGTCTGTAATGTATCAAATGCTATTGTTCCGTTTGCCATTATGCAAGGTCTCCATGTACTACTATACAATTCTCTTTAAAATCATAATGTGTATTTGCTGTTTGTCCTGCTGTGTCTAATATAGTTTTAGAAGTTGTTTTTGCAGTATTAACACTGGCAACACCTAAAGCTCTACTATTGTTAAATTGCTCACCATTATCTCCAGTGCCTTCAACTTGTGCAAAATCATCATTAGACATATTTGTTGTAAAGTTTTGTATTGAACTTCCAGTCTGTACATCAGTAAGTGACGCAATATTAAAACTGTCATATATACTTGTTGAATTAGCCATATTAAAGTTGACCCAAACTTTACCCAACCCTTGCTGAATACTTGTCTGATTGCTACCCTCACCTCTAATAGTCATAGAGTTTGCACTTGCACTAACTACAGGTGTTGAGCCAATGGTTATGGTTGTTGCAGTGGACTTGCCTGTGATTGTGTCTAGTATTACTTCACTCATATTATAATCCTATTAGTTTGTATGCACCAAATGTTGAATAATTACTTGCTTCTATAATTGCACTTCCAGAAGCGTCAGCAGCTTGAGCAAAGGCTTCAATGTAATCATCGCTATCAAAAGTTATTATAGCGTTCATATTAACAGTTCCAAAACGAGGATTATTAGCAGCAAAATTAAAGTGAGAGTGTTTTACAATATTTCCATTTTTCCTTAAAATAGCATATATATTCTGTAGTTCTGAATCTGCTCCTGCACCTATTCCTAAACTTAAATAAACAAAATACTTACCTGCTATAGTCGGAGTAAATCTATAATTTGTGGAAGAGTCGTACTTGCTATCAGTGTCAAAAATCTCAGTAGCAAAATTAACTTTAGTTGATGTATTGTCTGATATAGTTTGATTGCTAGATAACTGTGCTTCAAACGCAGGTGTATTTGTTACATCAGCAGTTGTTATTGTAGACGTACCTGCTCTATTTTTTAATGTATCTACTCTAATCTCACTCATGATATCACCAACCTTCCACCACTGTTCACTGTCAATGTTACGCTACTGTCTATTGTAAACGGACCAGTTACCTGTGCATTTTCTGTGGCTAATATTGTTGTATCAGCAGTTAAGTTTTGTGCATTGGTTCTAAACAAACCACCTGCCTTAAAGTTACCTTTGTTCTCGGCTGCAGGTGTAACAGAACCTCTAGTAGACTCAAGGAAGTACACAAAGATATTGTTAGTACCACTTGAAGGTGCTGCACTAAATGTCAACGTAGAACCATCAGGTACAGTGTAAGAAGATGTATCTTGTACGACACCATCTACACTTACAAGTATCTCTTGTACAGAGCCTATAGTTCTCCCTAGAGCAAACGTAGTATCACTTCCGTCACCATTAAATCTTACGACTGCAGGTGGTTGTTGAAATGCTACTGCTAGAGGATTACCTAACAATGCCATATTATGTTATCTCCATGATTGATACTGTTATATCTGTAGCACCTGATGCTGTAAGTTTAAGTACATCAGTTGCTTCCATAACGACTTTGTTACCTGCGAGTAGTTCAAGGGATGAACCTACAGGTACAGGAGCATTGGTAATTAACTCAACGTCTTGGTTCGCTTCGTTGTTTGCACCTGCTCTGTTTGATGTGTCTGAACTTAGGGTAACTGTGGCAGTAACTTGACTCGTTGTTGTATTACCGAGCATGATTCCTAGTACAACTGTTGTTGTTGAACCTGCTACAGTATAAATGACATCTTCGCTAGTTACTCCTGCTTTAGTTACTACTTTAAATGTATTTGCCATTTGTTTTTCCTTTTATATAATTATACTCGGTTTTGCCTAATTTGTCAAGCATTTTTTTAACCTAAAGCAATTGCTAATGCAGTTGGGTCTTCTGTTGAGAACCCTGCACTAGACAAGTATGTTTTAACATCTGACAATGCTACCTGTTTCATTGTACCATTATCATTTGTTACCACTCTGTCTGCATCAGCTAATGTTGTAGAAGTGGCAGACGTATCACCATCCATGATGTTTAGCTCTGTTGCTGTTGCAGTCACACCATCTAAGATGTTTAATTCAGCAGCAGTTGATGTAATAGATGTTCCTGCTATCTGTAATGTTGTTGCATTTACTTCACCACTAGAACCATATATAACTGCTTTGCTGTTTGCTATTGTACCTGCAGATGAACCATCAACTAAGTTTAACTCTGATGCAGTTGATGTAACACCATCTAATATGTTAAGTTCTGAAGTTGTAGATGTTACTCCATCTAATAGGTTTATCTCTGTTGCAGTTGCAGTTACTGCTACATCTTCATTTATCTTTGGACTTGTTAGTGTCTTGTTAGTTAGTGTAGCAGTTGATGTTGTTGAAACTAATCTAGCATCACCCCCTGTACTAGGTAGTGTTAAAGTGTTTGATGCACTTTCTGAGTGTGGAGCACCCTGTACTGTTTGTGCGTGTGCGTTTGATGATTCACAATAAAATTTAATCTTGGAGACTGCACCACTGTTCTTTAGGTCAATCAATCCACTTTGAATATCTACGTTACCATCTAGTCTTACAACACCACTTCCGTTTGGTGTAAGTGTAATATTACCATTTGATACAGATACAATATCTTGTCCATTAACATCAAGTGAACCACCTAACTGTGGTGATGTATCTGCTACAACATCAGTAATACCACCTAATCCTGATGATAATGTTGCAAGTGTAATCTTTTTTAGTCCACTAGCACTTGCATCATGTAGAAGTAATGTATCATTAGATGTATCTAAAGATGTCTCTGCAGATTGTCCACTAATAACATTTGCATTTAACATTGCAGTCTCTACTGCATTATTAGCTATAGTCACTGCACCTGTATTTGATATTGTAACATCGCCTGATACTGCTACAGGATTAAAGTTAGTTCCATCTGCAACCATGATGTGACCACTAGTATTAGTACCCATAGTTAAGTCATCACCTGATATGGTTAAGTCACCTGCTATTGTTACAGAACCATCTGCTAAAGTTATTAGGTCTGTATCATCTGTGTGACCTATAGTTGTTCCATTTATAACAACGTCATCTATATCTAAAGAACCACCTGTTATCAAACCTGTAGTTGTGATTGTAGATGAACCTATATCAATATTACCAAAGCCACTTGTAATACTACCTGAGTTTAATGCACCTACTGTTGTAGCAGCAGTGGTTACAAGATTAGGCATTGCAGTTATTTCATCGTCAAAGTAAGCAGCTAAGTCTGTGACTGCTACTTGCTTCATTGTTCCTGCGTCGTTTAGTACAACTCTATCAGCATCTGCTACTGTAGTTGATGTAGCACTTGTGTCTCCATCCATGATGTTTAATTCTGCAGTAGTTGCAGTAACACCATCCATAATATTAAGTTCAGAAGTAGTAGCAGTTACACCATCAAGTATGTTTAATTCATCTGTTGTAACTGTAGCACCATCTAGTATCTCTAGTTCTGCTTCAGATATACCTGCAGAACCTATTGTTACTGTTCCTGCAAAAGTTACGTTAGCACCATCAAATGTCATGGCAGTTGTAGTGCCTGACTTAATTATTAAATTACCACTAGTATTTGTAAGAGAAGCAAACTGTGTTCCACCATCTTTGAAGAATACATCTCCACCATCTGCATCTAAAGTTATATCACCTGCAGTGTCTACAAGAACTGCACCATCTGCTACTAAATCTAATTGTCCATCTGTACTTGAACTGATGTGTATAGCTGTATCTCTGAACTGTAACTTCTCTGTAGAAGCAATAAGTATGTCATCACTAAATTCAAAATAATCCTCGTCTTCTTTCCATGTCAAAACACCATCATTTGATTCACCATCAAATGTTACTGCTATATCTGTGCCTGCAGTGCCATCACCTATCGTGATTGCAGTTCCAAGTAACTTAGTAATAGCACCACCTTCTCCTGCAGTACCATCATGTGTGTGTCCTGTACTTGCAGCAAATGCGTTAACTAACTGATTAAACTCATCATTACTATGAGCAGCAGTTATTATGTCTCCATCAGTAAATGTGGATTGTCTAGTGTATGTAGCTCCCATTTATCTTCTTGCTCCTACTTGATATTCTAATCCAAAACCTCTTAATGCATAAGGTGCTGATGTTCCATCATCATTAACTCTTAATGCAACAGTAAAACCTGAACCTTCAACTGACTGTCTAAGCAATGGTTCTGTCTGTCCACCATACGTTGCCACACCATATGTAGCACTTCCGTAAACTGCCACGATATCTGCTGCAGATAATGAATAAGCAGCAGGTCTTGGTGAATCGGGGTCTTCATAGTCGTACCTTAAAAACAAATCAGCATTCACTGCTGCTTCAGGTTTATAACTCACAAGCACACGTTGTAAATGTTTACGTATACCTGCATCACCAAAACTTAAATCAGGACTTCTGTATTTAGCATTTACAGCAGTTCCATCAAAATCATTACCACTTTCTTGTTGGTAAACGTATCCATCTGCACCACCATGAACAATAGTTGTTCCTGATGTCGTTACCTGTATTCCTGTAGAGGTTGGTTTAATACCTTGTAACTTACCAAACTCAAATTGTTGACCTCTGAGAGAGCAAACAACTCCGTTTGTATTAGCTTCTGTTACACCTGACTTTGAGAAAAACAGTCTATATTGTGTTTTATTAGGTATAACAACAGACCTAAATGCGTCTGAGTTTGCTATGTTATCATTAAACACAGTTTGAATAGGGGTGCTAATTGTTCCTAATTCAACGTCACCAATTCTTGCAGTACCTGCAACTGTACGTAATCCATCAGGTGCTAAAAATATTAAGTCACCTGAAAATTCCTGAATCGTCTGTCCATTTATACAACCAATGTTTCTTGTTACGTCTGCTATTGTAAAGTCTGAAACAGAAGACCCTGCTAACTTAAATATTCTGTTTTCACAAAAGATAAATAAGTTATCTCGGAAAACTTTAATGCCTGTTATAGAAGCATCAACTGCTATGCTTCCTGAACCTGAACCACTTGAAAAGTTATCTTCATCAAATGGCTTACTAAATACAAGCTCTTGAGGTGTGCTAGACATACCTGCATAGAACATATGGTCTCTAAATGAAGCTACAAACTTAGCTCCTGCTACTGAAGAATCACTTACATCTGTTGCTGCAAATGAAGTATTAAATACTGTTGGTGCATTATTACCATCTGCTACAATAAACTTTAAATTATTATCAAAGTTAAATTCTTCAAATGTATAAACACCTGCACTTGTACGACCTGAATCTATCTCTGTCCAAGCTGTTGAACCACTAGTAGACCTAAATATCTTCTCACCTCTAGCAGCAATAATCTTATCATTAAAGAATGTAGACATTAATACTTCTTCACTAGAAGCACTTGTTTGGGGTACTATATTAGTATTATACTTACTAAAACCATTTATTCTTCTGTAACCACCTTCAATATCAGGCTCAAAGTTAATTAGTTCTAAGGCTTCACCCGGTTGCATAGCAAATGTAGATTTATTTAAAACTAACCCACCTTGCAAAGCAAAGTTTACAGGTTGTACTTGAGACCCATCTGCCATTATAATGCCCTAATGTCTACACTACCTGAATTATATACTCCTGTTCTTGGTATGAAAGTTGAACGCAAATAAGAAAACTTATTAACTAATAAGGTTTGCATATTTTTAATACCTTGTTCAAAGCGTTGCATATTTAATTGATACTGTTGAGTTTCACCTCGGTATTGATAAACAAACGCTGTAGCACCATCAATAATCACTGGAGCAAATCTATCAGGTATAGTTGTTGTATCATCTTGTGCTGATAAATCAGTAGGAAAAGTGTAATAATCAAACTTAATTACATAAGATTTATTTGGGAAAGGATAAAGAAGATAATTATTATCAGGTGTCCTTACTACATATTCAGGAACACCACCTCTATCAAATTGAGCAACAGTTATTCCACTCGCTATGGAAGCTGCTGTGGTACTTCCTGCACCTCTTGTACAACCTGTAAATGTTGTACTAGTAGTTCCTGTATAGGTTATAGTTTCATTTCCTATAACTATTGTTCCCGCACTATCAAATCCTGTAGTGCTTACAACTGTAATTGTAGTTACACTATCTGTATGTGTTGTACTAGTAGTTGTAGTATTTATTTCATCTTCTTGATTTACAACTCTATTTATGTAATCATTATAATCAAGCATTCCTAGTTTGTATCCACTATTACCTAAATCACTATCTTTAACTATTCTAAATGTATTATAATCTACTGTTTTAGTAGATGTGGGTAAATCATATCTAACAACACCTGCTGTTAGTGTCTTAGTTTCTGTAGCATGATTAAATGGATAATTAAATTCTCTTTGATTAATATATCTAATTGATTCATTAACTGCGTTTTGGCATTGAACTTGTATACCCCTAGCACTAGAAAAAGTTGAAGAAGTTAATACAACCTCGTTCAATCTTGCTATTACTTTATTTGTTAGTGTTAGGTAAGTTTCTGCCATAATAATTCCTATAAAGTGTAGGAGAGCAAGTTGCCCTGCTCCCCTAGAAAAAGTTTAAGCTAAAGTGTCTCTGTCAACCTCGTTGGCAGCCAAGTCACCTTGGTCATCAACATTCATAACGACAGCAAACATTCTGACTTTACCACCAGTAGTAGTACCAGTCATTGCTTGAATTTCAATATCAATAGTATCAGAAGTACCACCAATAAGAACAGGAGTTTGTCCTGCCTTAAATGCGTAGTCACCTACTGATGCACCATCAAAATCAAAACCATCAACAAAGTTATCTAAGTCACCACCGGTAATACCAAAGTCAAAGTCAGTGTCTGTAGAAGTACCTGCGTGAGCTTCAGTAACTTCTAGACCTGCTGCTAAGATCAAAGTATTAGCTGGAATAGTTAAACCCGGAATAACATCGTTGGCTGCTAGAGCAGTACCTTTATCTGAAGCAGCAGTAGCAAAATTAAGCTCATGCTGAATCATATAAGGTTGCCTTCCTCTAGCACTATTACCTCTTGCTGGAGAAGTAGTATTATCACCTAAAGCCATAATTAAATCTCCTTATGCTATATTATAAATTGCAGTCACGATTGCTTCAGGGCGAAGAATCTTTCTGCCATACAAATGCATACCACGAACAATATCGGCAAAAGAATCAGGGTCTCTATAAGTCTCTGTCTTATTGATTTGCTCGGCAGTTGCTACTGATGAACTATGACCAGCTACAATAATACCATAGTTAGAAGTATTAGATGCAGCCGCAGTTGCAGGACCAGTTCCCACGGCGGGAAGATTATTGGATTGATATACCTTAAAACCGTGTAAGCTATTTAATACTAATCCATTTTGAAGTCCAGTTCCACCCCAATCTGCTTGGAATAATCTTGAATCTTCATCTTTTAGCATTTCAATAAATACAGGGTCAAGTACAAGCCAACGACCATTAGTGTCTACATTCTGCTGATCTAGCTTTCTTGCCATTCTTGCAATCACAGTCAATGGAAAAGTGCTTCCTGCTGCAGGAGTAGCATCAGTTGCTCCACCTGTTCTAGGTTGAATAATAATACTATTACTTGCACTTCCTGCAGTTCCTGAACCATCGGTAAAGTCAGAAGCATCTAACTTCATTGAAGATAATAGTTCGTCAGAACCTGCTGTAGATACTGCCTTTGCACCATTAACAGTTGTATTAGCTGTATCTGCTGTACCGTGTATTGCTGATTGCTTGAAACCTGACATATAACCAAGTACGTCTTGGTCAAATTGGTCAGCAAGTCTATAAGCTGCTCTATCAGACGCTAACTGCTGAAAGTTAATGTGAGAGTGAGCCTCTTCAATATCATCCACTTTAAATGCAAAGTAGTTAGCTTTGTCAATAGTAAGTGAAAACTCTTCATCGTCAAGGTCTTGAGGAGTAATAGTAGTTCCTCTAGAATATGCCTTAACTGTAATCTCTGGCTCTTTAATAACCTTAACGGAATCGCCCATATTTGCAATTTCACCAAAGTAATCATTATTGGTGATTGCTTCAACAACAGAACCCTTACGGAATGCAAGTTGTACCTGTTTGCTGTAAATAATAGGACTAAAATTACCGTTAGGGAGGTTACCATAGCCAGCCGCTGCTGTAAATGCCATTTTTATCTCCTTTAACATTTATCTAATGTGCATATAGTTATGCACTATCTTTTAGTCATTTTACTTTATAAGGACCATTCATGCGTTGAGGTTGTACATAAAGATAGCTAATCTTTTGTAGGCTCACATAATTGGGTAGTCTATTAAAGTTGTGTAGATGTAGCATAAGTGTCCAAAAGGGGTTACACTACACCTCTAGTTATCTATAGTTATACTTAGATTTAAAACTTTGTCAAGCTTTTATCTAGCATTACCAGAGACATCATAAATAAAGTTACCACTACGGATAGCTTCCATTATACTTTCTGATTTTTTCTCATACTCTTTAGCACTCATTTTTTGAACTGCTGACTCACGGATTTTGTTACTACTCCCTTCAGCATCAATATTTGTTCTTGTGCTTTGAGTATTAACTGCTTTAGCAGCAGTCTTATCACTCTTTGTCTTAGTTCCCTTGTTAATACCTCTATCTGCTTTGTAGAGATCAATTGCTCTTGCTGCTGATCTTGCATCATTATCATTCTCATATAGTGCGTCTTGTACCCATTTAGGCTGTTCTTCTGCCCATTCGTGAAAATCATCACTTTCTCTTATATCTGTAAAGTCTGGATGTAGCGACAATAATTGTGCTTCAGCTTTATCTTTTACAGCATTGTGTTGCATTTCATCTATTTGCTTAACACGTTCTTCTAAAGCTTTAGATTGCTCCATAGCTTTCTTCATAGCTATTGTTTCTACAATCTTTGCAACATCAGGGTAATCTTTTGCCCATGCCTCTATATCTTCATCAGACTTTGGCAATTTCATTTCTTTCTTAGTAGCTTGTTCTAACTGAGTCTTTAACTCATTTAGCTGATTTTGAAATTGCTTTTCTTTCTCTTGGGTATGTCTGCGTAAATCTCCGTATCGCTTCTTGAAAGTTTTTTCTTCAGCAGAAGTCGGTTCTGCTTCACTTTCCTCTTTCTCCTCGCTAGTCTCTTTTGAACCTTTTTGCTCTTCAATGAGCCTTGCAAGTTCTTCTTCATCTTTCTTTAATCTCTCTTCTTGAGAATAAGGTCTGCTTATAAATGCTTTTTTAGTTGGTGTAGCATCTTTCACCATTACGTCTTTAGCTGGTTCTGCCATTTTATTTCTCCTAGGGTTAACGTAGCCATGTTGGGGGTTAAGTAAGCTAGTTCTAAATGGGGATTACTTTTTAGAAGCTAATCCACCTCGCTTCATCTTTTTAACTTTTGTTTTCTTTTTACCTGCAAGTCCACCTATGTTGAAGTCTCCCATGCCACCCATTGATCCTTCACTAGCTCCATATGATCCGGGATCTTCTTCTGAACCTACATCATCTACGGAGGTATCTTGTTGTGACGAGCTTGTTCCACTATCGCTAGGCGAATCATCATAACCTATTCCAACAGGATCGTCATAGACAATGCCACCAGCAACTTGTGTACCTTTGTCACCTTTTGTAAAAGTATCATCATCGCCTTGTAAGGTAGGTGTTTCATCACCAATTTTCTGTGAGGTAATTCTTTCTGCTCTCTTTTCTTGTTCTTTAGTAAACTGAGAATCTTTTATGTTTTGAGCTATCTGTTCAGGTGTAGTACCTAAGTTTGATAATTCTTCATAAGTTAAATCTCCAGCATCAAAGTTTTCCATAGCAGATAAAGTTGTTGCTAAATCATTTGCACTTTGACTTGTTATACTTGTCCTCTTTACACCTTTTCTATCTGTAATAGTTTTAGCATTTTGATAAACTGATGCTGGAACATTCTTCACTACACCACCAACAGGTCTTCCATTTTTATCAAGAGTTTGAAAGTTAAATGTTGTGCCTTCAGGATAATTACCAGTAATACCACCAGCTATCATTTTACCCATAGTTATAACATTTATACCCATACCTTTTGGTGGATTGACACTAAAAGCAAAAGACTTAGCACCTGTTACCCTGCCATCAGGTCCTATTGAACCACCTAAACTTACAACAGATTGAGAATCTCGTGGATCGCTGTCACCACTCTCTTGCTCTACACGTGCTGTTTTAGTTTTTGTAGTCTGTGTTTTAGCTGTGTCTACCTTTTCTGTCTTTGGTTTATATCCTTCAGGTATTGTAAACCCAGTCATAACTTTACCATTTTTAAACGGAACTTGTATTTCTGCACCAGCATCATTTACATACGTTCTGTATTCATCTGCCGCACCTGCCTCTTTAAAAAGTTGGTCAAAAGACAATTTACCTTTTTTAACAGCTTGTTGTGATCCATATTTAAATCCACCTTTAGGTGCTGCAGTCGGTATTGGTGGTGGTGTATATTTTTTAGTAGGCTGTGTTCTAGTTGCTGTATTACCAAAGTTAGATGCTCTACTTCCTAACTGTTGAGTAGCTGTTGTTGTTCCAGCAAAACCTGTAGCCGCATGAACTACTCCACCTTCTGCCATTTCTTTTTCATCACTATTATACTCTTCATCTTCATCTATGTCAAGGTCTGTCATATCAAAAGGTAAATCATCAGGTATTGTAGCCTCTTCACTATTACCCATCTGACCCATATCTTCCATCATTTTAAGACCTTGTTTAGCTTCTTGTCTCATCATCATCAATTTCTCTAGACCAATATATCTAACTACATCCGCAGGAAATACAAACTCACCCTCACTTAATTGTGCTGGTATATCATCACGTACTTCTTCTTGTGTTGAACCCGGAGGAACATCATTACCTGATATAGGATCTACTGTGTTACCCTCATCTTTGAGTCCACCATCTTCAAACATTTCCATTTGACCATCTATATTCCCACCTTTTGCTTTTCCTATGCGTTTCATCTCATCTTTCATTTGTTGTTGTCTAGCTTCTATTTGCAATCCTATCAAAGCAGTTAATTCAGCTTCTGATAAACTAGGATATTCTTTTGATGCCGCATCTAATAATTTTTGCATTGGTATCATATCTGTCATATTATTGTTCCTCTATGTTAGCTACTATATCAACGTCTTGATCCAACGTCTTATCAGGCTGCCCTCTATACACATTGTATCGGCTAGGCTTTATACTTCTAAATATTCTTTCTTTAGTTTCTGCGTCAAAATCTTGATTAGGTTTTAGAATACCTTTTTCTCTTGCCTCTTTTACTTTTTGGGTATATATCTCTTGGTCACTCTGTACTTTTCTAGCTTGTTTTTCACCTATAACATTTTCATACATTATGTGTGCTTGTTTTTCCATTATGTTTTTATTTCTAACTTGACGTTCTAACACAAGACGTTGACTTATATAATATAAAAAGTCATCATTTTTAACAAGGCTACTAATTAATTGTTCTTCATCTTTAGTAAATTTAACAGTTCTGAGATTATAACTTTCATAATTTTTAGTAGAATCAACTATAAACTCTCCTCTATCAGTTATTTTAGGATACTGATCCACAGGTATAGGGTTATAGTATTGTCGTGTTCCTTGTTTTGCATCAGCAAATGTTTTATTAAATTTTATAAGCATTAATTTATCTACAGCAGAATCAAAGTTTTCATTAATTTCTAAAAACCCTTTTCCGAGTTTCTGTTCACCTATTGAATAATTAAAAAAACCATCTGTGTTAGTAAAATCATCTTTTAAAATTTTAGTTTCTTTAGCTATGTTGTCTACTAAATCTACATACGCAGCACCAAATTCTGTTTTTTCATTGTATAAAAAGTCTTCAGGTGCAGCTCCTGTAGGATGACCTTCTCTTCTTTGGATTGCATGTTGTATTTCGTGTAATAAATCACTTTTAACTTCATTAAGTTTGCCACTAGATACAAATATAGTTTCTACTTCACCATTTCTAGCATATATAGCTCTTGTACCACTGTTTCTAAATTTTTCTATTTGTTTTTCATTAAAGCCTCTTTCTTTGATATAAGTATCAAAGTTTTTAACTTTTATATCTTTTAATATACCATACTGAATCTCTTTTGTATTGTCTGTTCTTTTTCTTAAATTAGAAGCTAAATTAGGATATTGATTATATAAATCTTTAAAGTTTAATACTTCTTCTAGTCTAAGACCCTCTGTGGGTAAATTATCTGCATTAAAAAAATCACGTTTACTTATTACATTTATTTTAGGATTAGATAAAAGTCCTACGTTTAATTGAGCATCAGCAGTTGGTATTTTATATTTTAAAAAACCCTCTGCATCTCTATACGCACCTGTCATATAATACATATTGTCTTTAATTTCATTAGGTATTTTATCTTTGCTTTTATAAAGCTTTAATGCCCTATTCTCCATTTCAACATAATCAGCTTGTCCTTTTTTTCCTGCTACTGTATTACCACCTACTTCATTTAAATTTATAGTAGGTTTACTAAAAGTATCTACTTCAGGAACTTTTGTAATAGCACCTATGTTAGCACCTTGTGGTTGTAACTGTGTAGTTTTAACAGAGGCTGTAACTTCATCTAATAAATTTAAAGCATCTTTAGATAATTTAGCAACGGTCTTTGCGGCAGGACCATAAAAAGCCGGTGACATCATTTCACCAGCAATTTGATTTGGATTCTTGGGATCAGACTTTATACCCATAGCTTTTATTAATTCTTCAAACCCGGGTCTTCCTACAAATTCATTAATTGTTTTAAGTCCATCCGCTGCATTAGCTAAATTTGGAAATAAAGCAGATAATAATTCATCATTATTTACAAACTGGCTTGTTTCATTTGCTAAAGACACTGCATCAGATGGAAGTGCTGCACTACCTATTGCCATGCCTGTCATGTGTGATTTTATTCTTTCGTCTGCATCAGGCTTATCAACAAAGACTTTGCCCTCACCTCTATCTTCTGCACGTAACTTACGTTGAACTTTTTCAAAACCTGAAGGCATTTTAGTTGTAGTATCATCTGTATAGCTACTGCCTAACATCTCATCCATTTGTTCATTTACATTAGCCATTGTTTGAGTTTACTTCATCCCTAAGTCTTTTTAGTCTGCGTAATAATGCAACAGCACCTTGTGCTCTATGCATTGTAATAGTATTATCTGTTTGTTCTAATAGCTTATGCTGTTGTGCTATTAGGTAATCAACGTAATCACTGAAGCTGTTCAGGAGCTTGAGGTTGTTGACCAGCGGCTTGAGGTTGCTGAGTATTTGCTGTTGATTGCTGTTGTTGTTGCTGTTGTTGTCCATCTTGAGGTCTTCCTGTAAATCCTTGCTCACCCGGAGTTGGTGCTACTCCAGTGCCAATAGTTGCTCCTCCTGCCCCCGTGGGGTCCATAGGGTCTGTACCCGCAGGTGGTTGTTGTTGCTGATTGTCTAGGGGTGCTTGGAATTGTTTCATAAGCTCTGCTTGTAAAGAGGCTTCATCCATGTTGTTTGTAACTTTGTCTGGGTCTAAGTCCATAGCTTTTGCTATCTCTCGGATAACATACTGAAACTTAGCAAAAGGTGCAAGAACAGGATTAGACGCTACTTGTAAGAACTGCATAAGTCTTTGACTTCTAACTTCATTAGCCATTAGACTTTCTGTTCCACGTGCCTTAACCTCTAAGTCACCTTTTATATTTTTATCATAATCAAACTGCATATTAAATCTAAATAATCCTTCACCTAAAGGTTTAAGTAAATAATCATCTACGTTTTTAATAACAGTTTTTATACTACCACTTGCTGCATTCATAAGCATTGATATACCACTAGCAGTTCTACCTACTCCTGATACACCCGTTTGTCCATGTGCAAATGATGGCAGTCCTGTACTTTCATCTGCTAGTTGTCTAGCTTTGTCAAACAGTTGTAAATTTTCTTGTGACACATTTGGAAACTTAGTGCCAAATATAGCTTGACCCGGTGCTCCACCTTGTCTTCTAAATACTTTTCCCGGATATACAGATAAGTCTTGACCCGGAACTAAATTTGTTTCATCTACCTCTATAAGTAGATTACCTGATAATACTGCGTTGTCCACTGACATTCTCATAAAACCATTCATAAGAGTTTGAGTATCATCCATGTTTTCAGCAATACCTACACCAAAGAATGAATACGGATTCAATTCATATGGTGCAGCCATGTATGGGATTGTTGATGGCTTGAAAGGATTAAGAACCATTCTTAGTAATTTGCCATTGCATATCCATACATTAACTTGTAACTCGTCTAACTTCTCTAATTCTTTTGGTATCTCTACCTCTTGATCTAATAACATTGCAGTATCACACATACCCCAATATTCAAGAACTTCAAATCTTTCTATACCATGTTCAGGTGCATAGTCAGATAAATCATCTTCCCATGACTCTTTTGTGTAGTTTTCACCTTCAGCTATAGCAGCTTCTATAACTTCACCTCTAAAGTGAGGTCTCTTTTTTAAAGCTCTTAATTGAGAACGTGACATCTTATGTCTTTCAATCACGTATTGTGCTTCATCCATATTGTTTGCATCAGGGTCTGGATAAAAGTTCCAAACAGATACATGAGATACTTGTGGCACAGTTTTTAATGTAGGATCATATTCGCCCTCTTCATCCCAACTAGGATATTCTTTGTCAACAGCGAAAGGTCCTTTCATAACACCTGTTCCAAACAATGCCATCTCAAAGGCTGTGCTACGTAAATGTTTACTCGCTCCAGACTCTTCTAATTGGTCGTGGATTTTCTTTTCCATATTTTTTGCCGCAACCATCGCAGGACTAAACGTAACTGCTGTGGTAGTTTTACCAGCTTCTGCTTTAAGGTTTTCAACATCTTTAAGCTTGTCTTCCAAAGGACCAAGCATACTTTCCAAAGTTTTTGCAGTAGCACCTTTAGGTAAGTCTTTACCATCTCCTTTAAAGCCATAAGGTGAGGTTGATAAACTAGTGCTTCCACGAAGGCTGTCACGTAATTCTTCAGGTTCTTTAGGATCAAAACTAACATCTTTTACTACTCCTTCTGGTAGTTCCGTAGGGTCTACACTCAACGGAAATCTATTGTTAGCAAATAAAACATCAACAATTTGCCCATAGGCTGCTAATGTTTTTGTCTTTGTTACTTTAATAAAAACACGAGATTTTTCAGCTTCAGTAAATTGCACATCTGAGCCATATAAACCTCTATAATTTCTGTAGGCTCTTAGCCATCTTTGTTCATCTAGTTCTCTGTAATCGTCTGCACGATAATATCTTTCCATGACAAATGGTATTATGTTTGTGGTATTTACATCAGTAGTGTTTGTGTCTTCAGAATCTTCTAGTGATACTGCTTCACTTTCTACTATTATTTCTTCATTTTCATCCATGTTATATCCTTAATATCCAAATGTAGCATCTGCTACTGGCATAGAGTGTGTTGGAACACCTCTTGGGTCATAGTCAAATAAGCTAAACCGTGGTCTTGACATTATACCATATCTTAATGCATCATACAAGTGATCTTCTGATAATGTGTCAATATCTTCAGGATTCTTCTTATCAATAGGCAAAGATGGTAATTGTGCAGTTATATTAGTGCAGTTATTAAAAAATACCAATCTTGGCTCTTCTGTAAACTCATCTACTTGCAAACGTCTGTGTATCTCGTTTTTACCTGCTACACGACTACCTTTACTTCTGTCTGATGGTCTCCATCTACACCCTCTTTGTATCATTTGTTCTGCCAATGAAGGTCCTGTATCTCCACGTTTGTGCCATAAAGAGCTATCTAATACTCCGTATCTCATGCCACCATCGTTCTCTTCTAGCTCTAATATCATATCTGCCAAATCTGTGGCAAGGACTTTGCTAACATAGAGCTCTCTGTAGACAATGATTTGTTCAGAAGGTGATACAGCGAACCACAAAACACCAGACTTACTACCATAACCATAATCACATGCTCTAAACTTAACCCAATTACTTGGTATAGCAAAAGGCTCAACAACGTGAATATTCCTATCAAACTCAGTAAATGCAGCACCTTCCTTAATATCCCAATCGCCATCAAGTAATTGACGTCTTTGTTGTTCAGGTAATGATAATAGCATTGCCTCGTAATCCCCTTGCTCTGCAAGGTAAGGATTGTCTGATAATCGTGCAGGGATAAATCTCCTTTTAAATAAAGGTTTACCAGCCTTTGCATGTCCTGCTGGGTATCTAAGCACCTCTGTTGTTTCAATATCTGTAGCATCAAACGAGTTTCCATATGGAGCTGGGTCTATAAACATTTTTTTAACCCAGTGATGACCTCTACCTCCCGGGTTTGTTGTTGCTCTCATAAATATTGGTAAGTCTTTTGCTACTGACCTCAATCTAGAACGCATATAATTCCATGCGTATGGTGTTGCCCATTGTGTTAATTCATCAAAGCCTATCCAACTAAATGCTAAACCTTGATATCTTAATACGTCATCGTCTCTATCTAGATAAGACATCCACAACCTTGCACCTGATGGTGCTACCCATTGCATTTTTCTTTCTGACCATTTAATTCCCGGATATATCTTTGGATATAACTCTTGAGATTTAAATATCAATTCTCTTAATTCTTCAGTTGTGTGTCTTAACAACAGACCACTAAATGATGGATGACTCATATATCTTAATGGGTCTGCTAACATGGCATAACTTTTGCCACCACCAGCACTTCCACCATAAAGCACTTCTCGTTCTCCAGCTGCTAAAAATTCTGTCTGAGGTCCTTCATTTGGTTTAAATATAACATTGTGCGTTTGCTCAATGGGTAGTTCTTCTATATCTTCAACCTCTTGGACTTTAGACTCAAGAATAGGCTTTTGCACCTGTTCTTTCTTCTTCAATTTCTTTCGCCTTGGAGATCGCCGCTTCTGCATACTCTGCCCACTTGCGTAGGCTTCTAGCTTGGTTCTTACGTCTTTGCTCATTCTTTAACCTTTTTCTTAGTCCTACATGAGAAATGTATCTTCCTGTTTGTGTTGTTAGCCAATTAGCTACTTGTCTATAGGAATATTGCTTAACATAATTTCTAGCCATTTCTAATTTATCTAGTTCATCTTTTATAGGATTAAGGGTTTCAGGGTCTTGTTCATCTTGGATGTAGCCAAACGGTACTGTTCTAGCTATACGTGGTATTTTAATCCACTCATCATCTTTTTTTAAATCTGTTGGTTGGGGTAGTTCCCAAGTTCCTATACTTCTATTATTCATCTTCTGTTTGTACATTTTTCATAGGCATAAGCATAACACCACCTGTAGATTCTACTTGCATCTTCTCTGTCTTCACTAGACCTGTTCTGTCAAGTAATTCTTTTGCTGCTGTCATCTTGTCTCTGATTCCTAGCTCTGTAGGATCATTAATACCACTAACCATTGCGACTGCTGCTTTAGGTGCGTTACGTGCCATAAACATTTGAGTAGCCTCTAGAACCTCCTCTTTTATGCCTCTGACGATGTCAGACGTAGAACTGGTAGGTGCATAGCCTGCAAGTAGTTTCGCCTGTGTAACATCCCCATTTGCCTCATCAAAGAGTACATCTAAAAATTTACGTTGCTTTTCTGTTAGTTCTTTTGCCATTATACTTTCTTCTTTGGTTTTTTCTTTTTCTTAACAGGTATTACACCTACTTTAACTTTTGTAATACTTGCTACAGTTACAGGTTTTTTCTTTTTCTTTTTTACAAAATTAGTGATTTGGCTTTTTTTAAGCTTTGGATACATCTTAGCTATAGCCTCAATCATTTTATTATCAGATGCTGACATTATACTGGTACTCCTAATGCTTGTATGCGAGATATCAATCTCTCTGCTCTCGCAGTTGTTTGATTATACCATCTGCTGTCTTTCATTTCATCTGCTGCAAGTTCCCAATCTTGTTCTTTAACTGCCGCAATAAATTTCTTAAATTTAGATAGCCTTGGTCTTCCTAATTGAAAACACATATTTGCAATTACTAGTTGTGCTTCTTCAGGCAAAGAATCAAACTCTTCAAAAATAATTTTACAATCACTTATTGTAACGTCTATATCTTTTTCAAACCAATCATTAACTTGTTCATTTGGTACAGGATATCCTATAGGTTTACCATAGTAATCTACATCCCATTCTGTAATAAGATGCCCAATACCCCCGGTTAAATGATTTTCTGAGCAAAGATATAATTCATATTTAATCCCCTCATCATTTGCTAATTCATCTTGCAGTTTTATTAAATTCATTTGTCTCCCTTACATGCATAAATCTTGATACTTAGTTGTGTGTAGTCTGTGTTTAGATAAGTCTCTATTAGGACTAGTAAATAGCCATTTAAAAAAGTTTAACATTACTTTTTCCTTAACATCTTTGCAGCTTGACCCACACCTTTAATTCCAAAAGATGCAGATATGGCTATATACAATAGGTACTGATACCAATCAGGCAAAGTTGCTAGTACCTCAAAACCACTTTGCACATATTCTCTCATACCCGGAATGAAGACTAGTATCGCAGGAGCTAGTAGGACTACTAACGCAAACTCGTCTTTCCAAGAATCCACTGTTGCATCTGCCATCTTACCTTCCCATGCAACCTCGCCTGCTGCAACTTTCTCTGCAACAGTAGCACGAGCTTTAGCCTCTGCAACTTTAGCCTCGCCATCTGCTTTTGTTTTGGCAACTTTGTTTTCAAACCATGCACCTGCTAAATTAGCTATAGGTCCTATAAGTGCTTGTATCATTATAACCTCTTATTTCCTTCTTTTTTTTGTCTTTGCCTTAAACATATCACGTGTTTCGTCATAAGATAATTGCCAATCTTTAGAAAAGGCTTTGCTATTGCTAGATATATGTTTTCTTTTCTCATCTAATTCTTTCCTTTTCTTATCTAAATCTAGCCGTTTTTCTTGCAATCTTTTTGGGCTGTTTAGATACCTGTCTACCTGCTCTAGTTGCTTTGCGTTTAGCAGCCGTAGAGGCGGCGTATTCTTGGGGAGATAAAGCTTTAATTGCCGCTTCAGGTAAATAACGCTCACCGGTAGCTTTTGACCCTTGTGTACTAGGTTTACCACTTTTGGTTCTCCATTTTTGTTTTGTCCATTTTGCTAGTGATCTTTGTGGTGCTCTCATATGCTTCCTTAATTTCTTCTATGGTTCTGTCACATCCTATACAAATATTATCTTTTAATGTACATACACCTATGCAAGGTGTTAAAATCTTCCTACCCATTTACCTATAAACCAAGCCATTAATCCTGCAAAAAATAATACAACTACAACAGCTATTCCATAACCAAGATATTCCATCAATTCTTCTTTACGCTTTTGCTCCATCTTTTCTTGATAGCGTCTTGACTTTCTAGCCTCTGCTTGGAATCTTTGCCAATCTTGCCAAAGACCCGGTCTGCCTAGATATATCATCATCTGCTTGAGTTCTTCTTCTTTTTCTCTTATCTGCTCAAGAGCCATGAACTCTTCTAAGTCTCCACCTCCCACACCTTTAGCTTTTTTCTTTTTAAGGTTTTTCTCTATGGCTTCTTTAGAAAAAACAAAATCAGATATTTGTTTAGCACAACCTGTAAGCTCTTTTCCATTTGAGACGAAACTTTTTATTATTCCAAAAGCTGCATTTGCTGCGGCAAGTTCTGCTAACATTATCTTTTCCTTATGGGTTTACAATATGCAGTTATTTGTAAGTTAGGTCCTTCCTCTTGTGGTATTGAAGGTTGCTTGTTTAACCTCTCTGCAAAATACAAGCATCTGTCTACGTCTTCAAAGGTTTGTGTTTGGTCTATTACTCTTAATCCCATCATAAACACAAGCACAAACTCAATCATACAGGTGCTCCTAACACCTCGTCTTCTTGTTCATCGTGGCAGTCACAGTTGCAATCTTCACAGTCACAGTCGTAACATTCACAAGTATCACATCTTTTTTTATTTTCTTTTGTCATGTTGTCTCTTTAATTGTTCTTTAGCTTTTTTAAATATACTAACAACTTCAGTCTTGCCCATTACTTTAGCTCGTTGTTCAGCGACTGTAAGTATCTGTATCTTTCTCGCATAAGGCTTATTGATTTTTTTAACTTTTGCAACGGTTGCTCTTGCATCTGTTGGGGTCGCAAACTTGATGCTAACTGTGTCTTTAGGGTTTTCATCTGTGTATAAGCGTCTGCCTGAACCTTTTGGTTTTTTTCCTGTACCAACTTTAGGATCTTTCTTCTTCTTTGCCATTAGCCTCTATATCCACCACCTGCTTTTTTATAAGCTGCGGCTAACATCTGAGCTTTTCTAGCTGACCATTGTCCGGGAGCACCACCTTTGCCACCTGCTTTGATACGGTTAAATAATCTTTTACGCATTTCAGGCTTTGTATAATTACCAGCTTCATTAACTCTGCTTTTAGATTTCTTTTTTGTTGTTTTTTTCTTTTTCTTGACAGAGCCACCTTTTTTTAATTCAATAGCTGACAAAGTTTTTGCTTGTCCTGCATGAGCTTTACTAGCTTTTTTTAGCTTACTTGCTACTTTTTTTATTGTCTTTTTTGCTTCCTCTGCCACTGTTATCCTCATATAAATTATTAAACGTAGTATATGGATCTAAATAAGATTCGTGTGCCTCTGCTGAGTGTGTCCATTGAGATGGCATAAAATCAGGAGCACCTTCTCCTGTAACCCACAATGCAGGACTTGTTGCTCTAACTCTGTTGTTAGGTAAAGCTACAATATTGCCTGTCCATTTACCTGCATCCAACAAATATAAAACATGTGATTGTTTATGTTGTGCTGGATCATCTGCTATGTCACTATCTGTGTAGTCTACAGTAAACATGTATTTAGCTGTATAAAACTCATTAGCTATTTTGCAAATCCACGGAGAAGAACTAACTCTATCCATGACAATTACACTATGATGTCTTGACTCACAATCCCAAGGTTGACACAAATGATCTTCCATTGGTTCTGCCCATTCATCTACAGGTATATCTGCTACAAGTGCTTGTATAGGCATTCTTGCCCACATCGCACCACCATGTACATTTTCTTTTTCATCACAGCCTGTGAACACAACTTGAAAGCTTAGTGATCTATCAGGTATAGTATTAACTGCAAAAGCTAATGCGTGAAGGTATTCACCATGATAATCCATATGATTACAAGTGAACTCTTTACGTACCCAACATTTAAAATGTGGCACGTTACTTATAAGATAAGACATTATCTACGTCTAGCAGCTCCACCACGTGAGTACATCTTGCTTTTCTTAGCGGCACCACCTCTAGACATATACTTAGTTTTTTTCATGCCGCCTTTGGACATATACTTAGTTTTCTTTTTCATTGCCATTTATGTATCTCCTTATGCATACGGATTTCTTTTCTTAGCAGTTCTAGTACGTGCAAAGGATCTATTCTTAGATTTTTTTTGCACAGTTAGATTGCTAGGTCTATTATCATTAGGATTGCCATTTTTATGTGCAACATCTTTACCGTCACCCTTTTTAACAATCCCTTTTTTCTTGGCAATATTCCGAGCAGCATTACGTTTGTCTCTACGTTTTATCTGCTCTTTTTTACCATGATAATTGTCATACTCCTTACGGTAATTCCGTTTGGTTTTCTTTTTCTTTTTTTCAGTCGAGCTCATTAAATTATGTAGAACCCATCATTCTCTTACGCATTCTATCTCTTTGCAGTTTAGTAGGCGTAATGTTAGTACCCTTATATTTCTTAGGGGTTTTTGTAGACATAACTTTTGTTCCAAGTCCAGTCTTAGATGTTTTCTTAGTTTTATTAACCAATGCTTTTTTAAAGTCATCAACCATAACTTTTTTGCCATTTTTCTTAGGCACGTTTGGAGATGTCATAAACTTTTTCATTGCAGCTCTTGTCTTAGGACCCATAACACCATCAGCCTTAATTTTAGCACCCTTCTTTATCAATCTGTTTTGTAGAGCTAAAGTTGAAGCATAGTTCTTTGTATTCGCTGCTGTTGCTTTTACCTTACCACCAGTTTTAGTTTTAGTAGAAGAGCCAACCTTTTTCTTAGCCATTGTACTACCTTGAGATACATTGCCTGTTGTAGATGATTTCTTTTTATTCTTTAATGCTTTTTGTAAACCGGGATCTACTTTGCCTTTTTTCTTTGGTCTTTCTACCCCTTTAGTTCCTGTTGCCACAAGTTTATCTTTTTTATCTTTCTTTAGTGACATCATGCCTTTTGGGTCACTATCCACACCCATAGCTTTACTTTTACCAAATATATCATTCAGAAGTCTTTGTGAGATTGATTGACCTATATTTTTACTAGGAGAAGTTTTTTGAAATCTTCTCTTCATGTCTGCCATTCTTTTGTCTTTTGCCGACATTTTTGCCATAACTAGTTCCCTCCTTTAGTTATCTTATTGTATGCCTCCAAACCTTTAGGTCCAGAGTTCTTTAGTGCTAGTAATCCTTTATTTGCTTGTACCGAACCACCTGCTGAATACATATGACGTTTACCATTTACTGTACCCCCATATGCCATTTGAGCTTTTTTAGCTGTTTTTTCTGTTTTCATAACATTACTTCCACGTTTTTTTGTGAAGTTTTGAATGACTTCTTTAGCTTCTTCTACAATAGCTGGACTATATGTAGAACCTTTTTCTAATATTCTTTTAGCTTCACTTAAAGTCATCTAACACTTCCACCTTCTTCGTGCTTGTCTAAGTCTACTGTTTGGATTTGCAGCAGCTTTAGGGAACTTTTTCATTTGTCCAGCACTTCTCGCACAAAAAGACTTCCTTCTTTTAGCTCTTGCTTTTGAAGGCTTGTCCTCAGTCACAGCAGTTTTCAATTTACTACCGGGATTCTCTCTACGGTACTTAGCCACACCTTTGGCTGTCATACCTGCACCCTTTTTAGTAGGTCTCTTGTGTCCACCCTTTATGGAGTGACCCTTCATTCCAGTGCTTTTGCGTTTCTTTTTGGTTTTTTTCTTGGTCTCTGCCATAATTTGTGTTTATTCTACCTTTGGAATCACTACCTACAGAACATTTATATTTAATAGCTACGTAATTAGGCATATATTCAGGCAATTCCATTGCTATTTCATATGCTCTACTTACACACTGCTTTTCTGTAGTGTATGGTCCTTCTAAATCTTGTAAAGTGTGACATGTATCGGCTGAACCAATCAAACACACAAATACAAATGCTTCAAACATTTAATCTGTCCACCCTTCTGCTCTCATTGCTGTCTCAACATGCTTCAGAGTAAAAGGTCTACCGTAATGAGCCTCTACTGCTGCTCTTACGTAATGGACATCACTATGTGGTATGTGCAATTTATCTACTTTGTTATCACGGATAGCAAGATAAAAAGCTTCTAGCACATTATCTGTATATAGTTTTACTGATTTTTTACTCATTGTCAAGTTTATTTCTAATTTGGGAAATTACGTAGTACATTATAAATGTATTTTTATATATATTGTATATAATATTAAATGTTAACACTTTCAATGTACTAGTTATACGTAATTATATCATGTATTTTTTAGTCTGTCAAGACATTTTATATGTAAGCACCCCGCCGCAGTCATTTTATGTATAATTAAGGCTATTTAAAGACACTTTTATGTATATTTTTATCACTTATTATTGTGGTTAACACCTAAAATTCCTAATCTGTGTATTTATACATATATATAACGTAGTACGGGGGGTGTGGCTGTGGCGTAGTGGCAAAAAAAGATAGTAAATTCAATATTGCAAGTGATTTTGATAACAATTCTCATTATCATTTGCATTAAGTTATTGATAATGCTTATCATTTTCATTTGCAACAACTGATATAACAACAGTTTTCTTGGCATCATTCTTGCAATAGCACAAACCGTGCCAAATAAAAAAATATTTATGTAGGAGCATAACTGGCACGATTCTTGCTACTATCCTAGTTGAGAATGGTTCTCAAAGGGAGAGTGATAATCATTATCAACTTGAGAACCATTATCATATTGAGAATGATTCGCAGGTAGAAAGTTGGCACGGCAATTGCATATATTATGGGATACGTCACTTTATTGACATTAACCAAAAATCCCAAGTTGGGATAAAACATAAGGAAAGACTAAAACAATGCTAAATTATAATGATCTAATAGTTAATACTTTAATTGAGACATCTACAACAAATCTTTTAAAAGTTGTAAATTATGAAAAAACATCAGAAAATAATAAAGCAAAAAAAGTTGAAGAATTTGCTTTTAATATTTGTCATGTTGCAGAAAATGTATATTTTGCTGATTGTGAAATTAAGCAATATAAAGGCAAAGACAAAAAAGCATTTAAAATTGCAACTTTTGAGAAATATAAAATTGATGTTATTTTATCCCAAGTTGGGAAAAATGACGTTAAAGCATTAAAAATAATTGGTGAAAATGCTGAAACATTTTTTAATGAGTTTCAAAATAGTGAAACCAAAGCAAATTCAATTCGTGGTTTTGCCAAACTTGTTAAAAAAGAAAATGAAGAAAAAACTTTGCAACAAAAAATTGAGGCTTTTATTAAATCAAATACTACAAAAAAAGCTGACGATAATAAATTATCAATTGCTGAATTTACTAAAGAATTTTCCCAAGTTGCAGAAAAAATGCTTAAAGAAAATAATAAAAATATAGTTGATTTTTTACCAACCAAAGAAGAAATAGAAAAAACTGGATAACATCAAAAAATTATATTTGAGGCAATTAATTTTGCCTCATTTATTTTTTTTTTCTTCACTACTATCATAGTGGGGAGTGGGGAGTGATGCGTCAAGTTGGCACGG